AGCAGAGATGCAGTCCGTCTTGAACGTAGACCCGGCAGGAACGGACAACTCGACGGACGTGTCAATCAACGCGAACGCGAATGACGTGTTGCGTATGGCGGCAGGGCAGAACCTCGGAAGTCAGGATGCAGGAGCCGACAAACTCGTCTTTTGGGACGACTCGGACGGCAAGCTCACGTACGCCAACATTGGGACAAACCTCACCATGACCGGGACGACACTCAGCGCCTCGGGAGGTGGTGGAGGAGGTGGTGGTAGTGCGGGCGGAAATTTTATGATTACCGGGTTTACTACAAGCACGACGCAACAATGGTACGGGTTGTATCTGCCTTATGCGAACAACGTTCGCACGTCAGGCAACTGGCAGCATTATCAGATATACCATATGCCAGCGGACGGAAGTTTCGATAATTTTAGTATGCACGTACAGGGAAATTGTCAGATTGAATTTGGCATCAACGTCAACCCGCAAACCCCTCCCAACGACCAAACGGATGGAACGCAGTACAACTACAAACAACTCTCGCCGACGGGCTCAAATCACACCTCGAATTACAGCCCTACTACTTGGACATTTTCCGCGGGCGACGAGATTGGATTCGGTTTTAGAAACGTGAGTGGAGGAGTACCCTTTTACATCACGTTCAACGTCTGTTTTACCTTCAACTAATGCATACAAAATTCACTCCGGAACAACTCGAAGGTGAGTATTTCACCGCCAACGACCTCGCAGTAGCCATCAACGAGCTATGCGAGGCAATCGAAGCTCTTGAAGCACAAATCGCAAACCTTAATCCCTCCAAATAATGGACTTCATTCTTGAAAACTGGGCTGAAATCGCCCTCGCCATCATCGCCGCCGCTGGCACGATCACGGCACTCACCGAAACCGAGAAAGACGACAACTTCGTCGACTTGGTAAAGCGCATCCTGCAAGCCATCATCCTCGGAAAAAGCAAATGAACCTGACGGACTTTGAGAAGGTGCTCGGCAGGTTTGCCGAAGACGTCAACAACGCAGCCAAGCGTGAGCTCGGCTCGCGTAAGATTGGCAAGAACCGCTCCTACGGGGTGGCTTCGCGTAGCCTTCAAAAGTCCCTCACCTATTCGCTCAAGGGGGGGAGGGTCTCTTTTGGCTCTCCCCTGCCTTATGCGGCGTTCATCCATTGGGGCGTCAACGGGACACGTAAGAACCGCAACGCGCCCTATTCGTTCCGTTCTAAGCAGCCCCCAATGGAGCCTATCATGCAATGGATGAAGGTCAAGCCTGTACGCCTACGCGACGCCTCCGGGAAGTTTGTGAAGCAGACGGAGAGCCGACTGCGTAGTGCCGCCTTCCTCATTGCTCGAAGCATCAAGAGAAAAGGTATCGAAGGGCTCAGATACTACACCGTCGCCCTCGAATCCATCGTGCCACAATACCGAGAAGAACTCGGCCAAGCCCTCGCTCAAGACCTGCTCCGCTCGTTGGAGTTTAAGTCCGCAAACATCACTATCAAGCCCAAGTAATGGCCTTTCAATTTCTCACCCCTCCAACAGAAGCCCCTTTCCCTTGGCGTCAGCGTGCCCAGCTGCGATGGAGGGATACAGCAGTAACCATTGACACGTGGCTCGTAGAGATGTACGTCGTCAATATGGCCGGGACGGTTGGGGCCAACCCTATTGCCACGGCTTACGTCGCTCCGGGGAACCCCTCTACCAACGAAGCAACGCTCAACATGGAGACGTGGACGGCTTCAAGTGAGGGGTACTATGCGCCGTATTTGACTTTCACGGCAGGAAATAAACCTACACCAAGCGTTGAAGCCATCTCCGTCTTTTATCAGAATACCTACGGGGTGCAGTTTCAATTTTACTCCGTGACGGGAGGCGTCAAAAGCGCGTTGCAAGGAAGCCACAACTATATCCCCATCTATTACGCCACCAACCAAGGCTGGGACTGGTCGCAGGACTTCTCCGACTACTTCCCCGACAGCGCCTTGAAAAAGGGGTGGATGACAGACAGGGAAGACACGACGTTTATTCGTGTCGATATGGCCCTCGAAGACGAGGGAGCAGCCACCCTTTTACAGATGGAGAACTACTCCTACGCCTACGACACGGGCAAGGACACGGCCAACTGCGACTGGGACAACGTTGTCTATACCGTATACGAAGGCGCACTACAAAACACGCTAACACTCAACTTGGGCACCGTACCCACAAATTGGAACAGCGCCGCGCAGCACATACCCATCGGCCCCGCTAATATCAAAGACAACGTAAACTGGGCCATTCCGGGTTACGACTTGAATACGGAAGATTGGGAATATTATGAAGTCACGCCACGCGACGGAACGACACCTCTATCCAAGCCCATCCGGGTATATCGCGACTGCCGACCCATTAAGCACAAGCCCGCGCAGTTGTATTGGATTGGATCGCGTGGCGGAGCCGAGATACTCCGCTTTGACGGAAGGGTGAAAGACAACTACGACGTAGGGGGCCGCGACACGTACACCACAAACCGCGACCTTGAAAGCCGCTTTTCGGGGTTGGGTTTGACTTTCGCTCCTGAATTGTACAGCTACGAACCAGAAAGGGTGCCCCTCCCGTCTACGGGAAAGCGTTCTTTCTCTTTGTCGGAGGACTTCTTTTCTGACGCCGAGCGTGAGCTCTTCAAGTCGGCCATGACAGCGACCTACCTCATGGTGCGGTACGACGGCAAGTGGTATCCTTGCCGCATGAAGACGACGAACTACGCCCACGAGCAGAGCGCCTCAAAGCTCTTGCCTATCTCTTGCGAAGTTGAACTCTTGACCAACCTGAAATGCTGACCCTCGGCGCAGGACTTACCTCGGGCACGTATGCCCGCTTGGAGGGTTATATCAACGAACCCCTCAACTTCACGCTCCAGTTCTCCGACATCGAGAATATCCAAAGCCCGGCGGGTTCGTATTCGCAGGCTTTCACCATACCCAACACGGCCAACAACCGCTTCCGCTTTGGGGACATCTTTCAGGCTGGATATATCCCGGAAGGAACGGAGAACGGGGACTTGAGAACGACGCTTTTTAAGAAGCGTTTTCCGGCTGCCATCTTGGACAAAGAGTCCCCCATCATTGAGGGGTATATGCAGGTCAAGGGGATGAAGAAGACGGGCGACCGCGAAGACATCGAAGTGGTATTCTTTGCCGAATCGCTCGACATCGCCAAAGCTGTGGGCGACAAGCAACTCTCCGACCTCGACCTCTCCGCGTACAATCACGAGCTTAACCTTGTCAATATCCAGAATTCGTGGTCGGGGCAGCTCTTCTCTGGCGAGGTAATCTACGGCCTTATCGACAAAGGCTTTAACTGGTCGTTTCCTGACAACCCCCCGTGGACGGACACCGACGGACTATGGCAAGGGGAGCTCACCCCTTTTGTACGTGCTCGGACGTTGGTAGACCAAATCTTCTCCGACGCGGGCCTCACCTACGTCTCTGACTTCTTCGATTCTACCGACTTTGGGAACATCTACCTCCCAGCGTACAACGGGGTCAGTTCACCGAATACCGACGACCAAGAAGATCAAACCTTCGGAGGTGGTATCAACGCCGACTTGGTAGGGCCGAAGACGCTGCAAGTCCTTCCGGTGCGTGACGACATCTCGCAAGGTGGAGACGCTTCTAACAATTTCAACAACACGACCAAAGCCTACACCGCACCCTTCACGGCTCGCTATTCCTTGCGTATCCATGCCTCGTGGAACTTTACGGGTGCGGGTAACGTCAAGATTCACCTGTACAAAAACGGCTCTCTCTACGAGACGCTTTTGGACAAGACTAACGCCGCTACCACGGTGGGAGGCTTTTTTGATTACGTCTTCGATGGAAACGGAATAGGTACAGGCTTGACCGGCCCGGCGCTAATTCTCGAAAACGGGGACACTCTCCAGTTGTACTACGAGCTCTCCAACTCCAACTGCAAACTCTACGGAGACCTTGGGGGTACGTTGACGCCTGCGGTAGGTCAATTCTATACGACCTCCTTTGAGGTGTTCAACGTCTCTCCTGCACTCTCAGGCTTGGACATTGACCTCGCCTTGAATATGCCGGAGCTCAAACAAATCGACTTCCTGCTCTCCTTGCAAAAGATGTTCAACCTCGTGTTCATCCCGTCGGGTTTAAAAGGGCAACTCATCATTGAGCCTTTCGACGACTACTTCGACACGGGCGACGAGCTCAACTGGGACGAGAGGGTACACCGCGACAAGACGATTTCCCTGTATCCCACCACCGACATACAAGCCCGACGTTATGACTGGACGTACCGGGAGGGGTTGGACTTCATCAGCGATGCCGTACAGAAAAGCCTTGACAGGGTATATGGCGCGTACCGCGTGCTCGATCCCGACAACGACTTCGCCACGGGCGAGAAGTCCATCCAGACCCAAGTCGGAAACTACGTTATCTCACTTATACCCGGGTCAGGTTTTCCTATCCATCGCAGCCTTCAGTCCGACGGCAGCGCAGTAGGCAAGCCTTTGCCCATGCTCGCGTACTGGGGAGGGACGGTTACGGCGTTTGGGGAATGGTATATTAGAAACGACGCAGGAACCACCGTTGGGCCTTCTACCTACTTCCCTCTTTTCTCTCCGTACTCGGCGGACTATCCCACCCTCACCGACAACGACCTCAACTTCGGGATGGAGGCGAGCTTTATCCCGCAGGAGTGCAACCCCGTAAACACCCTCTTCTACAAATACTGGAAGGGATATATCCGGGAGCTCTATTCGGAGGAGTCGCGGCTGCTCGAATGCACCATCAAGCTCCCCCTGATCGAGGTGATTACGTGGCAATGGAATAAGAAGGTATTTATCAATGGGGCGTGGTGGCGTATCCTCTCAATGACTACCGACCTCAACGGCGACGGAAGCGCCAAGATTAAAGCCCGCAAGATTCAACTTTCGGAGACCGACTGCGCCGACACCCCAACGGGATATTCGAGCCGCTTTAACATCGTGCTCTTTAACTCTTCGACGGAGGCTTCGCCCGACTTCGGCTCGCAGGCGTGCTGCACCAAGTACGGCTACCGCTG